ATCTACAAGATGGTATGACCAAGTTTGATATTGTATCTGCTGCAAAACAAGTTGATATCTTTGATTACTACTGGGATAACTATCGTCATGACTTCAAGAACATGACCCAGACAGAGGGTAGAATCAATCCAAAACTTTGGGGTAATTCAGAAAAGAAAAAGAAATGAAAGGGTTTGATGTTAAGTTTGAGGGGATCGATATGGATCCCGATCAAGTTCAAGCAATTCTAAAAAAGTATAAGAAGGTCAAGAAGTACCAGAGGTCAACTATCTTTGAGGTAAAGACGATGGATGGTACAGAGGATTACGTATCCGAAATGATAAAGGAAGGTGAAGAATACGGTCCACTTGACTAAATACTTACAATGGTCTATACTAGACCTACGTTCAACCCACTTCGGTGGGTCGCAAGTAAGTCGCGGAACGGAGCGTTCATCCCATGGTAGAATTTCTACTTTATACCACACTTAGTTGCCAACAATCCGATGCAGTCATGTTTCGGATTATAACAAATAAGCATCTAGATGATGAACTAAAACTTGAATTAGTTGAAACCGTAAGGGACTCAACTCCAGGTTGTGATTGGTACTGGGACGCAAACGACTAAAGGAACGGGCCTAAAAATCCAACTACTTTAGGAGTAAGACAAATGAACACCTTAAATCTCATCAAGAAGCAAATCGAGAAGGCATCTGCTATTCACGATGCTCAGATTACTCACACTTCATATCGTGGTGTTGAGTATACCTGCAAGCAGGATGGTGAACAAGTACATGGTACTTTTTGCTATCGTGGTCGCTCGTATGTAAAGTGAGATGGAAGCACTACAAATCGCTGGGATCGTATCCCTAAGTTCTGTAGCATTTCTTTCACTGATATACGGAGAGATTAAAGTTCTTTCCAAATAAACACAGGGGGGTTGATCCCCTCTTTTTTTATGGTATAATATCTGGACAACAACATCTATTGTTATGGAGAAAGACAATCTTAAAGCTATCATCAGAAACCTGAGACTCCTTCTTGACGCATTGGAGTCCGAGGTGTATTCTGATCCTGAAGCATATGTAAAGACGAAGGAAACACTTCCTCCACTCCCTGACTATGATGAGGTATTCGAAGATGACGAATGAGGACTGGAGGTACACGGAGGAGAGGATGAAACTCCGTGAACAGTGTCTTAAAGTTTTGTTAAATAGGTATGGTAGCGGTCGTATAGACGAAACATCATATTCTACAAAAGACATTTATGAGTGTGTTGACACTTGGATCTCTCAGGGGAACAAGTTAAGTAATGGAATCGTTGCATACTTCAACGCATATTTCAATCATGATCAAAAAATTCAAGACAAAAAAGGCAATTAAATACATCCTTAAACATCCTGAACTTTTCACTGAAGGAGAGATACAGTATGTTAAACTGATGCAACAAGAACGTAAGGTTTTAAAAAAGAAACATGAATCAAGCGAAACTGATCTCAGTAACTCCTGATGCTGAGCAACACATTGCGTATTGTGCGCGTGTGTCTAACCCAAACAATCAGGACAATGAGAACTTTGCTGGTCTCTTAAAGTATTGTATTAAACATCAACACTGGAGTATCTTTGAACAAGCGTTCATGACTCTGGAGATGGAGACGACTCGTGGTCTTGCAGCCCAAGTCCTGCGGCATCGTTCGTTCACCTTCCAGGAGTTCTCTCAACGGTATGCAAGTACCAACCTTCTGTCTAATGACATCGAACTCCCTGAACTGAGACGACAGGACACCAAGAACCGTCAGAATAGTATTGACGATCTTGATCCTGAAATTGTTGAACGTCTGGAACGTCAGATGGTAACATTGTTTAGTTCTGCATCGAATCTTTACAATCAGATGTTGGATGCAGGCGTTGCAAAAGAGTGTGCTCGTTTTGTACTACCTCTTGCAACACCAACCAAGATGTACATGACTGGCTCAATCCGCAGTTGGATTCATTACATTGAGCTGAGGTCAGCAAACGGAACTCAGAAAGAACATATGGATCTTGCAAACTCATGTAAGGCGATTTTCAAGGAACAGTTCCCTATCATTTCAGAGGCTCTGGACTGGTAATAAATATACACACAGATAATGGAGATTTAATGTGGCAACGTATCCTGTAAGAAACAAGGAGACTGGTGAAGAAAAAGAAGTCGTCATGAGTATTCACGAATGGGATAAGTGGAAGGAAGAAAATCCTGACTGGGAAAGATTTTATACACCCGACAATGCTCCCTGTCTGGGGGTAGAGGTTGGTGACATGTTTAATAAGCTTTACACTAAACACCCAGGATGGAAAGACGTGATTAGTAAAGCTAAGAAACAACCAGGATCAACCCTCAAACACTACGATTAATTTTATGCCAGCAAAGAAGAAAGCAGGTATTGGTAGTACCAATCCAGTTCCATTTGGAATGTCGAATAAGATGATGAAGAGAAAGAAACCAATCAATCTCGATTTCATTAAAAAAATTGAACCCATCACAGATAACCAACAGGTTTTCTTTGATAAGTATAAACAAGAACAGAACTTGGTTGCATACGGATGTGCTGGAACTGGTAAGACCTTTATCACTCTCTACAATGCATTGCTGGATGTCTTAGATCCAAAGACACCATACGAAAAGATCTACATCGTCAGGTCCCTTGTACCCACCAGAGAGATTGGATTCCTCCCTGGTGATCATGAAGATAAGTCATCTCTTTATCAGATTCCTTACAAGAACATGGTCAAATACATGTTCGAGATGCCAGACGATGCATCATTTGAGATGTTATATAATAACCTTAAAGCACAGGGTACAATCTCCTTCTGGTCTACCTCATTCATCCGTGGTACCACACTTGATAATGTTATCGTAATTGTTGACGAGTTTCAGAACCTTAACTTCCATGAACTTGACTCGATGATCACTCGCATTGGTGAAAGTTCGAAGATCATGTTCTGTGGTGATGCATCTCAGTCTGACTTGACAAAACAAAATGAAAGGAATGGCATCGCAGACTTTATGCGTATCTTGACTAACATGCCATCTTTTGATACAATTGAATTTGAAGCAGAAGACATCTGCAGAAGTGGACTTGTCAAAGAGTACATCATTGCTAAACTTGAATTAGGTATGTAATGTTTAATCATGTTGAAATAGATTATCCGTCTCTCGAAAGGGAGATGATCGATGGTGTTAGATATTATGATACCCCTCAAGGTAAAAAATTAGTATCAATCACGTCTGTTATCAGTCACTACAACAGAGAGATCTTCACTAAGTGGAGAAAACGTGTTGGTGTGGATGAAGCAAACAAGATCACCAAGGCAGCAACCAGTCGTGGTACTGACATGCACACCTTGGTTGAACACTACATGAAGAATGAGAAACTTCCGAGTGTACAACCGTTGTCTGAATACTTGTTCAAACAATCGAAACCGACTCTTGACAAGATCGATAACATTCACGCAATCGAACAGTCATTGTTCTCTAACCAGTTAGGAGTTGCTGGGACTGTTGATTGTATCGCAGAGTACGAAGGTGAACTTGCAGTCATTGACTTCAAGACGAGCAAGAAACCAAAACCTGAAAAGTGGATTGAACATTATTATGTACAGTGTGCAGCTTATGCTTGTATGCTTTATGAAATGACTGGTATTACAGTCAAAAAATTTGTGATTATTATGTCCTGTGAGGATGGAGAATGCGTCGTTTATGAACAGTATGACAAGAGTAAGTACATCAAACTTCTCACCGAATATATTAGAGAGTTTGTTCAATTCAAATTACAGGAATATGGCAAAACCTGAACTCAGTGTGGAACAACTCATCGAGAATAAGTTCTACAATAGTAGGACGTTTTCTGAAGAGATCGAAAAGATTGCAAAAGAAAACAAGGACATGAAATACATGGACTCGATTGTTTTCTTCTGTGAGAAAAACAATATTGACATTGAGTCTATTCCTAAGTTAATATCTAAACCATTGAAGGAGAAACTCAAAGCCGAAGCAATGGAATTGAATCTCCTCAAGAGAACATCTCATGCGAAACTCCCTTTATGATTCCTAAAGTGAAACCCTTCGATTGTTACAAGAGTTATCTTGGATTGAAAAATCACTTCACTAAGCAAAATTATGACTATCATAGGTACGGAGGAAAATCTCGTGCGTCTTTAGAATCTTTCTATAAACGTAAGGATAGATTTTTCTTTGAAAAATTGAGTCGTCAGAAAGATGATAGTGAAGTTATTGAATTCTTCGTTAGTAATTTTGTGTCTTGTGATGATCCTCAGTCTCTGTGGATTGGCGAGATCGTTAGAAACGGAGAAACAAATTATACCAACTGGAAGAAACGTCTTCAGAGTTTATCTTACACGTTTCGAACAGAAATAGAAAATGTCTTTTCAGATAAAAAGTTTGACGAGATGTTCTACATTGATGGGA